ATCTGCCGTGTATGTTCCGTTTGGAACTTTCAGTTCATATGTCATACTGGAAGCTGTGCCTGTCGAGGGAGAAAGTTCAAGTCTCGGGCGTTTGCTTCAATCTTCTCTTTGAGACTCTTGGAAATGAGACGACCTACAGTATCAGGTTCAATCTCTTGACGATGGCAATAGTCAAGGACTGCTTCCAAATGAGTGATATTCTTTTCGTTTGCAATACGTTCGATTTCCATCGAAAATGTCTTTGCGGTATTCAGTGCCATGTGTACTCCAGTAAAATAAAAGTTGAGGGGCTAACCGTTGGCCCCCCACGGATGTATTACGGCATCACCCGAATGTATTACGGCATTACCCGATAGACACTAATTAATGACCTGTCTATCAGTCAAAGGTATTTAGACTCCCTGTGCAAGAGCACGATATCCTGCTGCGATCACAGCACGGGTTGGTTTACCAATACGATACTTATTGTAAACCTTAGTCTCACCTTCAAATACACTAGTGCGTTTATTGAGATATACAGGATATCCCCGCATACGAAGTGAGCTCATGAGCGCTCGAACATTCTTAACACCATATCGAGCGCTAATCTGTTTTGCAGTAAGTTCAGTTCCGCTTTCAAGTGCGGCAATAACCTTATCTGTCTTAGTCATAGTTTTAGTCATATTATAATACATCCTTTCTAGATGTTGCCAATGTTATATTGACATTGTTTATAGAGTATAACATAATAATAGTTAAATGTCAATACCCTTTCAAGGTGGTAGGTTATTCTGTTGCCAAGGAACCTACCGAAACTCCTGCACACTTACTGCTTACGCAGCGAGTGCCAATGGTGCAAAGTTATCGTTTGCATTTACTAAATTGACCAATAACGCAGTCATCCGACAATTCTCCACTCATCTATTCCAGCCTGTCGATCCTATTTCGCCCCCATCAAAAAGAGATTTTACCATAACCTAGTAACAGAGCTATGATACCAGAAATGAGAATGACATCAGCGCATATACTCCAAAGAATATATAACTTAAACATCGCCACCGATATTTTTTTTACAAGAGGATTCTTCATCTGAGTCCCCTGATGTCATCTCTTTCATACCAATCTCCTTTTGGTGGAGGCGGGGGGTATTGCACCCCCGTCCAGTTCTGTTTTCAATTCGTATCATCAAATTGTATGTTATTTATACCACGTTGCGGGGTTAAAGTCAATGCTCTTTTTGGGTTTATTTTCAATAAAAGCAGCACCCGTACCCGTAGATAATGAACATAACCAATTCGGTTTTGGCATCTCTAATACAGAGGTTGTACCCTTTTCCCAATTTGCATATAGGAATACAGGAAATTGCGAAGCCGGGTCAATCCAAGCGGATACCATAACTTCATTGTGAAGTTTAACAACTGACAAGATTACCTCTGCAGAACCACACACTATAGGTTTCTGAACTTGCACAAATGTTGGTTCTGTATCTTGTGCTAGTGTTTTACTAGACAGCAACAGAAACACTGTCAGTGTTGCGATTAGAAATTTCATTTTTCTCTCTCCATTCCGTAACGGTTTCTACGAGAGAATCAAGATATGAGTGCTTTTCTTTTACAAACTCCTGTACAGTTCCGTCTTCTGTGACCACTAAGATGACCACTTGGGAGATTTCAATACCTGTTCTTTCTCCGAACATCTCTGCGTATGCAGAACCTTGAATGTAGTAGTTTTCATTCCACTCATCATTGCGCTCTTTGGTTGATGTCTTGAAGTCGATAATCGACGGCACCCCATTGTACTCTGCAATACAATCAACCCTGCCCGCTACCTTATATTTATCACTATAAAGTCCTGCTTCTTGTGCGTATATGTTATCAATATTGCATAATGCTTTGTCTGCCAGTTGACCAAAAAGACAATATGGCAGGAAATTCTTCTTGTGTTTCGCCCATTCCTTGGGGAAATTGGTCGGCATGTTGTTGAGGTAGTCCTCACACATGTGGTGAACTTTAGTACCACGGGCTGCAGCGGTTCGTGCTACATGGTTGGCAACATCATTACCAACACGTTTGCGCCACTCCATCAACCCCTTCTTGTTTCGCACTGATAGCACGGTTGTGATTGATGGATACTTATTACCCTCTGGTGTCTCATATAGACGAACACCGTCCTTATTAGTTGCTGTTATGGGTTGCAACTCCACCCCTACATGATTAAACATTATTTAATTTTCTATTCCTCTTCCCAAGTATTATTAGAGCTATTAAAAACCTTAACTGTACCATCTTCTCCTGTAATTCTGCCAGTTATGTTGTTTGAGGACATATATGTATTATATTGATCCCGCCGTTTGATCCAGTTAGGGGCGGGGTTATCTTCACTAGGAAGATTGTTTATATAATCTGCTTTGGATGCCCAAACATAAATACTTGTTTGCACTAAATTATCGCTATCTAAAATAGTGGAGACGGTAACATTTTCGAGAATGCGACCCTCACCACTCAAACCCAAAGCTTCCGTAGGCCATTGAGTTGAAGTGTTAGGTCTTGTTATAACTCTTGTGACTGTGTAAGTTGCCATATTTAATCTCCATTTATCATATATTTATAACCTATGATAACGCACGAATCCTTGTCGCAGAAATCTTTTCTATTTCTTCACCAAGATGTTCTTGCTCAATATCATACCCAACATCTCTACCATATGTGATATTCACTATATTCGGAACGTGCATAATAATATAATCCTTATCATACTCATATCCGTGATTTTTAAGATCAGCAATAACGTCTGGTTGATCAAACCATCCCTCACCAGTGAGTCGAACCATTATTGCAACTTGGCCAGTCTTTGCGTGAGCTCTCTTGAAAAGTTCTCTGTGTCCTTTATGCCATGGTTGAAACCGTCCAAGCATTTGAACAGTTGGTTTGTATCTATCCATTTTTCTATCCTTATATCATAATCTTCGGGTTCTATGAAAATCTTATTGGTATCCTCATATTTACCGACACCTATTGTTGCCATCCATATTATGAAATCTGCGTCAAACTCTCGGCGTGTTTCTTCTGTAGGACAAATGAAGTCTGCAATTGCAACTCCACCAGCCATGACCACCCCATCTGAAAGGTGTTTCATTCTCTGTGATTGTCGAATACGTCCCTTATCAGAGAAGTCCCAATCATCGTATTTCTCTCTTACTTGATCTGCATTTATCCATATACCAAATAAACTTTTGGCCAGAGGTTCAGCAAATGTACTCTTACCTGATCCCGGCAGACCCATCACTAAAATCTTCATTATTCTCCAAACTCATAATTATACATTTCGATGTCTTTCTCATACCACTGATGAACTTTCATTATATCTGCATCATCATAGTATTCCCAATAAGGTTTATGGTCTGTCTTGTTATAATGATTATAATTTTGGGCCAAATCGACACCTATTTTTGGAAACAAATATTTAACTTCTTCATCATAATTCTCAAACCGTGCTATGTAATCTACATCAGTTAGATAATCACATTGAGGTGTGTTATGATCATGAATTAGTCCGTCTTTTCTTAAATTAATATTTAACCATTCTTTAAAAGAAATATCTTCTGGGGGTTTTAATTTTCCACCATTAAAAAAATAATTTGATAATTCTCTATCCCAAGGATTTCTTACAAAACCAAATTTGAAATACTCATCCCATTCCAAACCTAATTTTGGAAATACACTTTCTTTTATCCAAGAAGATTCAACATGGTGAGTGTCTAGCTTTTTGCCATTACGAATTCTGCGTATAACTTTAGCACCAGAATCATGATGCAACATTTGTTTAAATATAGTCGTTCCACCAGTTTTAAACACTTTAATAAAGAGATATTTTTTAGTCGATAATATCGTCATGCCAAAGCACGAATCCTGTCAACTAATCTATCCGCCCGATTGGTTACTTGACGATACCACGCCGAGTCAACCATCTCATCTGCGGCGGCATTCCAATCACGGGAATCTACACCACGTTTCATACCCTTGAATTTACTCAACCTTGGGCGTCCCATATTGAACATCATGTTAGCAATCACTTGCTGAGCTTCTTCTGGCAGATCGTCAAAGTCTTCGTAAAGGATGTGGCAGTCTCGCAAGACGTTTTCGCAATCCTGTTCGAAGGCCTCAATGACTCTGGACTCACTGACGGGAGTGCCGAGTGCCGCTCCATATTCTTCATCAGACTCAAGGACCAAATGGCCGACGCCAAAAGTAGCATAACCAAGATGGTCATTATATACCTCATATTTAACGCCCTCATCGATTTCTAGTTGTTCTCTAAGTTGTTCTAAATTCATTATTCCATTCCTATCCCAAGTTTAATCTTATTAATGAGATAACTACGAACGAAGCCACTACGGACAATATCACCGATAGTAAACTCCGTACAGTTAAACTCATCCATTTCCTCAAGTATTCTGAGGAAGTCATGTAGCCCATTTTTTTCATTTGTCCTCTGTAGATCAGTTTGATCAAAGTCGCCACAGAACATGATCCGAGAGTCCTGCCCAACACGGGTGGTAATCGTATCCAATTCGTGGAAATTCATATTCTGACATTCATCTACTATAATGATTGCGTTATCAAATGTCAACCCTCTTAGGAAAGAAGTTGACAAAAAATACAGTGTACCCTGACCCTTGAGACGGTCATACAGATTGTTGAATGACTGTTCGTTAGGTTGTTCGAACATGAACTGTACCATGTTCTGATACGGCACCTGATAGAGTGCAGCCTTGTCTTCCTCATCACCCGGCAGAAAACCAATCTCCCTTGTAGGGATAAGTGATCGAACCAGAACCACCTTCTCATATTTGGTTTTCAAATCCATGACTGCTTGCATTGCAAGATACAATGCACAGAATGTCTTACCTGTACCCGCAGCACCAAATAGAAACTGGTTCTTATCTTTCTTAAACGTATCAAACACCACCTTTTGATTATCAGTGATAGGTTTGATTGATACTAGATTGTTGTGATTGATCTCTTTGTTCTTTTTAACGCTTGCCATTATATATCCTTATAGTAAGAAGAGGGGGGTGCCGGGGGCGGCACCCCCCTCTGATGCATGGGCGGATTGACTTCCCAGCTTGCGTAGACACTGTGCGTCCCTTGCTGAAGTTTGATATCTCGCCCGCATCGATTCTATTTATACTAGATAACACCATGCTTTTTAAGCACCGCCCGAGTTTTCTGTTGTTTTGTTGGTTCACCACCATAACGGTCTGCGAGAGCAGAGCCGGGATGTGCAGCTGCAATCCGTTGAAGGTTCTCCGTCATACCACCGTCCTGTTTAGGACCAACACCCATAAGATGATCGCCAACAGTGGCAAACCCGCCGGGGATTTGGCTGATATGTGGATTATCCTTTAGATACTCTTCACGTTCAGAATTAGACATCATATCATCCCATTCCTTACCTGTCTTTTTATCATAAAATGTATATGTTGGCATTATACGTCTAACTCCAGTTGTTTAGGGTCACCACCAAGCAAGGAAACCTTACGTTCTAATTCTTCTACTCTACTGAGTAATTCTCTCTCCATGCTGGTTAGACCAACCTTACCATACATATAATTTCTTTCCTCATGCATTCGCCGCCCCATGTACTCCCAGTAACTCTCTCTTTGCATTAAACCACTCCGGCACTGCTCTACACTTCCATGTAGCAAAGTTTGATTTCTCTACTATATAGTATTTCTGATAAGCATCAACGGTATCCTCACCTTTGCAGGCTTCGGGCATACATTGAGGTGGGTCAGAAAAGAATGTTTCAAAATCCATATTCTTGGGAGACTTAAACAATGGTGCAAGCAACCGTTCTGTAGCATGGTGTTTGCCATACCGATAAGTGTACTCTGCCATAAGAGCAACCATGTGGTCGTATAGCCATGTGTAATTTTCCAAACTGGAACGAACCCAAATAGTGCTTGGATGGTTCTTATGCGCCAGTTTATACAGACCCTTACGATCAGCATACTCATCACCATCAAGAACACGATGTGCAGTGGAGAGCATCTGTGCGCTCTCCAGTATCATCTTGACCACATGCTTGTCACACATCATCTGTGCAGCAACAACGGGGTCACGGTCTAGATAGAATATGTTCATTCTTTTTCCTCATCATCTGCATAGGTATCTTGTATCCATTTGTAGTACTCAGGTGTACCGGGCTTAGGAGACTTTACCATACCCGGCATATTCATGTCCAATAGTTCCTGTTGTCTCTTCAACCAAGCTTGATCTTCTCTGCTCATTTGATTTCCTCAAGAGTATCCATGATAGCACTCATTCTTCTTTCCTTTTCGAATTCAACAATAACATCTTACCTTGTTTTTCATCTAATGTCAAGACCCTTTCAGTCTCAATCATGTCAATAATTATAGTTGTGATACCAACTTCCTTATCCAACTCAGCAATCTTTCTTTGTAGTTTTATCAGCGTTTCCTGATAATACTCAATCTCCTGTTGTTTCTTGAGTCTAGACTCAATCAGGTCTGTCAGTGATATCACCTCTGCCATGATAATCTTTCTATCATTGCATTCTTAGCATTACATTGAAATACGACGATTGGCCGCAATTCCTGACAATACTTTGAAACTGGTTGCCCTTGATGCATCTGGTCACAACTGAAAATTACTAACCGATTACCAACATATGAAACTAGAGTATCACCAATCAATGTTCCACCACCCCAATCAGATTGCCAATCCAATTTTGGATAATATATCATAGTGAAGTCACAAGCGTCATAATGCGCTTGTTGTTCCAACCCATGAGTGTGGCCAAGAATATAAGAGGAGTTAACGCAATCTAAACCCTCTAATTGGATTGATCCTACCAAATCTTTGAACAGGTCATCGATGAAAGGTTTTCCATCTGAATACCAGTGCTTATTGAGTAGTGGTGGAGTTATTGGTTGATACTCGTATGACCATTTTAAATGAGATATCTCCTGATCATATTTATTTGTATCCAGAACATTATCAAATATTTCAATCATGGATTTTTTCTACTCTTAGGAACGTCCCAAACAAATGTCAACCTATCAACATCACCATTGTTGTATGACATATGTGGACGTTTATTGTCAAACCAAAAAAATGTGCCGGGTTCGATCTGGTGTGACTCATCTTCAACTGTGTACAAATATGTACCCTGCAAAGATAGATGATACCTATCCCGTGTCAGATAGTAATCACCTTCATCAACATGCAGACCTAGTGTATCACCCGGCCTCAACCTAAAAAATGCTGCTCGTGAATGTCGATGTAGTTTATAAGTCTTTAACCATTTCCTGATAGCAGGATAACGATAGTACATCGGCGTGTTCTGTTGTAGAACAGTCTTCTTAGGATCATCGTCAGGATGTTTCACCGCAGCCATAGTGAGAGGCAAAAACCCATATGGTTTTGTATCCCCAGCAGCGCCTTGTAGTGACCCTGCGACAGCCCAATCCTCTTCTTTAATATCAGCGAGGATGGCACTTACATCAATATTCTTTTCAATAAATCTGAAATGACTCATCGTTTCCATTTGTAGAAAATATGATCTTGTATTTCTACAGTCCTTGTTTTGGTCTTTGCCCATGCGGGTGACACATAGTCTGCATGGTAATGTGTTGCGCCATCAGTAATATCATAGAACGGCAGTTCATTTGATAAGATAGAATCAGCAAGACTCAACATCTTATTATATGTAGTCTTGCTCTTTGGTTTGTCTGATTTACCATCACAGAACCATGAGAATTGACATCGATGCTTGACAGGAATTTTTACTTTGGGGTCTTTCCAAGATGGTCTAGTTGGTCCTTCTTGCACCACTTCACAGATTGTATTAGGAAACCTGTCATCATTTACACGATTAAGAACAACCGCCGTGACCGCCATCCATCCGGCAGTTCCTTGGTTCCTTGCTTCATAATACATGTTCTTTGCAAGACAAGTTGCAGACTCATCATATTGAACAGTGGGTGGATTAGGAGTTCCTACAACAATCGCAGTCCCAATTATAAATGCTTCAAGTCCGTTCATGCTTCACCCATTTGTTCAGTGATATACCGTTTGGCATACCGAGATGCCTCAGACGAACAAAAGAACTTCTCTGCATCCTCACAGATTTCATCAACAGTAAAATCAAACGGTTTCGGAGCATCGAAGAAATAACCATCTACGAACTCTTCGACATCCATCATGAAGTTTTTCATCTTAGACATTAACAGCCTCCTTTACATTCCAAACCATACCATCACGCATTGCACTCGCAGTAAGAAAAACCTCATTACCGTTTATGCCCTCAAAGACCAGATTGATCTTGTCACCGTTACGTTCAACTCGCTTCAGTCCAGCAAGTTTCGTCATTACTGCACCACCCATATCAACTTCAATCATACTGTATATTCCTCTTCAAATTTTTTCAACAGGTCACCCTGCATGGCATATGCCTCAATCTCCCAAGGCTCATCCTCATATGCAGTAGTATTATCATAGACCTTACCCATGTACATCTTACGAAATCCATCAAGGTCTTTCATCTTGCGAGTGGCACCCTGCCACACATGCACCATCTCATGACAGACAGTCTCAATCAGTTCTCCACCCGTCAGATTCTTATCAACGTCGATATAGAAGTCACGATTGTCTTCACCTTCGTAACACCAACCGGCAACGCCCTCACTCTTGAGGTTCTTGATATTCACCTCAATCTCAAGGGTACGCATTCGAGGCATCAACTCACTGATGCAAAAGTCAATAACGTCCTTAACGAGAGCACGTTTTAACTTCGTAGACCCTATGACATTGATGTAGTTCATATCAACCCTTTTCCGATTATGTCTTATATTACCATGTCCAGAAGGATTTGTCAAGAGCTAAAATGACCCCCTAGAGATAAAGGGGGCCAGTCCAGTTGATGGTGTAACCACCGTCGAGGATGTTACCCCGTGCTTTGTTCCGAGCAGGAGCATTGTATCCAGCTGCTTTCAGAATGTCGCCCTTCTTGAACTTCTTGTCGTTGTCGGTATTGACAACAAAACCCCAAACGCTACCACCTTCGGTAAATACCTTGATGTATTTATTACCAACCTTGAAGGTAATCTTCTCGTTGAACTCAGCGATCATCTTCTCGTTGATTTCCGTCAGGGCGTCTAGACCCTTGGCACCAGCACACCGTGTGGTCCAGTTGAGGTAGTCTGCTTTGATGTTCTCAATCAGGGTGGTCATTTCGTTGTTCATGTCTCTTTCCTTTTCTCAGTTTATAACTAACTATACCATACGGATTCGGATATGTCAACAAAAAAATGACCTATTTTGAAAGTTTTTTAGCCACCTGATGCCATACCCTTGGCCTGTGGATACTGAGCGGGTTCGATTCGTTTGTATTCATCATCCCAATCAAACGCTTCCTTGACCACATTATCAGATAGACCCTTGTACTTACGATGCAGGGACTTATTCTTTGCAGCAACCAACAGTTCAGCCTCATCCTGCTGAAGTGCTTCAAGCATCTGAACAAACATCATCTCACGTTTATTCTGAGACATGCCGGGATTACCACCTCTGATAAAGTGATACAATTTCCTGACCTCTTGCTGCAATGAAGTATGCTCTGTTCCGTCTGGTGCATCATTCGGTGTGTATGGTACATCACCTTCGGGTAATTCCCATACGATATTTGGATCAAAAGATGATTTGCAGATCATGCGAAGTGCATCAGTCTGGTACTGCCTCAAAAATTGAACTTTATCTTTCTTTGTTTTGATCTTAGAAACCTGTGTTAAGATTTCAGCAAAACTGCGTGTGTATGTGTCGATTGCCATTAGAATTCTCCTATCGATTCAACGAGGTTCCTCAACCTCTTCTCTGTAAAATAATTTAGTAGTTTGCTACGATCACCTTCTGGTGCATTATGATATGCTGTACAACATTCCATAAACAACTCAGGCGGTGATTCTCTGAGGTCAATCAGTCTCTTGTTTCTCTGAAAGTTTCGTTTGACCTCATCGTTAGGAAACTCTCCCTCAACCATAGCCTGAATTTTCTTCCTACTCAGAGGTTTCTGTCGCAGCCCATCCACAAAGGTATTGTCTGGTGATAACACGTTTGGAATACCATCACTACTGTCGCCCTTCAGAACATGCTCACTTAGATAGACATCTGGGTCAACACCATTGACAAACTTCTTGGTGATGGGACTGTATTGTGTCACATTACGGAACTTCTGCAACTGAATGAAATCCTTGTCGCCTGACAGGATCAACGTCTTACCGTTGTCGAACTCCAGTTCACCACACAGTGCAGCAATGATATCATCTGCCTCTGCACCATACACCTCAAGATGTTTGTAGGGAAAGAACTCTTTCAGTTCTGATTTGACTGCGTTCAACACTTCGAAGATGGCATCCCAATCATTTGTGGATTTTTCTCTACCCTTCTTACGATTGTGCTTGTACTCAGGATAATAATCCCGACGCCAGTAGTGTTTGGAGTCATAGCATAGAACCAACTCACCATACTCTTCGCAAAACTTCATGCGATACATGCGTAGTGAATTGAGAATCATATGACGAACCATATCCTCATCAGGTTTGGTCTGCTTTGTCATATGCAGATGCATCATAACGGATGCAACTGAAATCTGGTTCATATCAACTAAAATCATAATTTCTCTTTCTACTTATTTATAATGGTCGCATTGAAGCTCATCATGCGTCGTTCACCTTCTACAGAGAAGGGATACACAAGATGCTTCAACCAAGATGGAAACACAAGGAACTTGCCCACCTCTGGTTTAAATTTTATATTGTCTGCACGAAATGATTGTGACTCACCAAACCCAAATTCGATCAAACCCTTGGCTGGATAGTGGTCTTGAAAATCTTCTTTCCACTCATCATTCATACCATCTGGCACCTTGAGATAAACACCAGCAGAGAAGTCACCGTTGTGGTGGTGAAAGGGATTGAAATCACCAGCATACTGACTTACCACCCAACTATGAGTCAGATGGATATTGTCGAGGGTTGGTTTTCTTCCAGTTTCCATTCGGGTCCACGGGTTGTTTCTCTTCTTATCAATCATGTGAAGCAGATAATCCAGACAGCCCTGTTTCATAGTCTTGAATAGAAATGACCTATCGCCGGGGTCAGTGACAGGAATCAAAATCTCCTTGTTCACCTTACCAACAAGTTTGTGTGACCAATCCCACTGTTTGCTCTTTTCTTCACTTGACAAAACATCATCAGCAACGTCATTGACGATATCAACAAATCGTTCTGGAACAGTTGTCTCTAAAATCATAGGACTAAATGGTTCATGAAACTTCGGGGTCATCGTCATCCTCTATCAAATTTGCAAGTTCAACAATTGTTTCGAAGTCAACTTCTGTTTCAAAAGAACCACCTTCATCATCATGAATATCAACATACTCTTCCATGAACTTCTGTGTTATGTGAGTCATTCCCATATCTCTATATATAGAACCGTTTACCATCGAAATAACCATTGCCATGTCACGAATGAAAGTCTTTGCACTAACATCAATACCATTCTCGCTCATAGTGTGAATCATCTGAACCATCAAACTCTGAGTAAGTTCCTCAGCGAATTGAATGTCCTGTTGCATGGCAATAACATCGGTATCAGGAAGTTTTACTTCTCTTCCGCTTTTTGCGAGCCACGGGCCCTTTATCACGTTCTCCGGTGGCGTCGTCTCTTGGTCGCTCATTTCCATATTCCTCTTCAAACATTTCTTGTGTATAGACGCATCCCATATCAGGATAGAAAGTACCTACGTCTCGTTTAGGTTGACCTTTGCGTGGGCCATACCAGTAGTATCCTAATGCAACACATCTGTTGCGTATTTTACCTTGTTGTTGTTCTCCATAGAACATGTCCACCCAAACACCATCACGAAGGTATTTTTGCATATTACGAATGTACGCATCATGATTAGCAAGTCTTGCTTCTGCACCTTTAACCTTTTGTCTTACAGCAGCACGTTCAGACTTTGCATAATCCTGTTGAACCTTGATCCACTCCTTAACTCTCTTGGGACTCAGTTGGTGATCATCAGGTAGATCACGCAAACTTTCATGGACCCCCGACTTACCATAGTTAGGATTCTTTGCTGCCCGTGCCTCTCTTGCTTTTGCAAGACGTTCTGATGCAGCTGCCCGTTGTTCCTCAGTCATAGGTTTGCGGGGTTTGCGTTTCTTAGGCGCTTTCCATTCACTATTATCTGTGGTCGCAGTGATTTTCTTTTTAGCCATTGTTATCCCTTTAGGAAATATTGAAAGATACCGTTGAGAAAGATTGCACAGGCAACTGCGTTCACAACGATGAGTGATCTATCGTTCCACATGATAGAAACCCATAACCAACCAGAAACCCCAATAAACTGTAGATACATGTTGTAGGGATAAAGGTTGTTTGTGGTCATAATCATTGCCACGATAAGAACTAGTGACGACGCCCACTTAACGTACCAACTAAGAGGATGGTCATGTTTAAGCGGAGTAGACGTTGTAGAAGGATTTTGATGTTCCTTCAATTCCATTTTTAGTATCCTTGTTCAGCCATTCGTTTTTCAAGATTACGTTTCTGTCGGCGTTTAGCTGCAGCACGTTCGTGTCGCCTCTTCTCACCCTTCGATGTGTAGAACTCTCGTTCTCTAAGTTCATTAAAGAACCCGTCTTCTGTGAGTTTCTTTTTCAAAATCCTCATTGCTTTTTCAACATTATTGTTACGCACTTCAACTCTCACACTAATTCTCCTTCTTTTGAATAGTATACACTCTTTAGGTCAAATAAGTCAATGCACTTTTTGCATCCAATACATGGTTTTGACATACCAGTAATCCATTTTCTGTTCGCCTTATCTCTCTTTGCCCTTACAATATATAGTTCACACTTCGACAAGTCTTCTACATCAACAGACTTGAGTGCGTTCTTGATTGCATGGACCTCTGCGTGAAAAAATACCGCATCCTTGTTCTTGCGAAATCTAGCTTGAAATGGGTGGGTCTTCTTATGACAATATCCATAAGATACAACCTTACCTTTGCGTACCACTGCTGCAGCAATTCTTGCACCACGGACAGGTTCTACTGCTTGTGCAAGTTTGAAAGTATCATTGAAGATTTCAGCGTTCATCAAAGATTTTCATTCTTCCATTCCTCAAAATCTGTATGGGCCATGTTATACGATAACACGATTTTAATGGAATCTAAATGTTTTTGGATTTCAGTAATGTCTTCTTCTTTATCTGACAAAAAGATACCAAGCGTTTCTCTACCATCTTTCCGTTGTTCAAGATTGTCAACAAGACCACTATACTGATCTTTTAAAACCTGTAAGACAATGCTATCCACTGCATCATAATCAAGTTCTACTGTAAACTTACTCATCATTCTTCTACCTTCCGTGATATTGCCACAGTACTGCATTACAATATGCGTGTACAGCTCCCTCAGTCATTCCTGTATTGTGGTCGTGTTGTAGATGAACTGGGTTGCTGAGAAAGTTTGGTGGAAACAACTTCCAGTCAATTGGTTTCTTGATATGCTCTGGTGGTTGGAAATCGAGAGGACAATTACAGAACATACATAATCCATTCTGCCGCCCCACATACTCTTCACGAACCATGCGTCTAGTATTACTGTTTAGTCGGGTATAGTCTACGGGTAATACCCAACTTTTACCATCTTGGTGCGTCATAATCACGATCCTTCCCATAAACAGCAAAACCATCTAGCCCATATGCAGGGCAAACCATAATCTTCTCTGGCAACCCCATGCTATCCTTCTCGCCTGCTTCACCACAGATAAAGAACACACCAGACCTTTCAGCCATTGCATGTTTGATAATAGTCTCGTACTTCTCAATCTTTTCTTGTTGAATGTCCCACGCAGCCTTTGCCCAAAGAAGTACATCGGTGTCTTCTAAAGCACGTTCTCGGCGAGTTGCGTAGTTTTCAATCTCGTTCATCCAATCATCAAATGAGTTATAATTAGTCATATTCATCCTCGCCTCATCTTTGCAACTTCTTCAGCAGACTTCTTGTTCCGTACCGGCACAGCATTGGACTTGTGCATCTGTGCAATACCAATGATCTCAGTACCAGTGTAAACATTCTCTGGTTTCTTTGACATAGAAGAATTATAAGTAGGTTTGCAGGACTCTAATTTGGCGCACTCGGCAGGACTCGAACCTGCGACCCACGGTTTAGAAGACCGTTGCTCTGTTCCAGCTGAGCTACGAGTGCCTACACCCATCTTCTTGAGAAATTTTGCGTGTTTACGCTCTGCCTCTAAGACAGACTTGGACTTCTTCTTCTGTTTGCGCTTGCGTGTATTCGTAGTCGAATAATACACAGGCAATAAATGCATACCGCTCATGATTCCTACTATATACTATTGATTGGGATTTGTCAAGTAGTTTTTTTGGATTCTTTGATTGCTTTTGCAATCAACTCAGAGATGGGAACAAGTTCCTTGTCACCATCCTTGTCTAGTACTGTTGCAACGAAACCCTCTTTCTCAAGAGTATCTAACATTGTTCCAATGACCAGTTCCATCTTGTTATTAATAGACCAGCGACCAGCAAAGTATGCTGCTGCAATTGAACCCACTGCAAGGGCTGTGTGAAGGTATACATCCATAATTCTATTTATCTCTTTTAATTTCCGAGTGTCTATACAGTATACACAAAAAAAAGAGTCTTGTCAAGACATTTCTTTGATTATTTTATTTAGTTGTGGCTATGAACACACCGTTCCAATCTTTGTCTAGTGGTTGAGTCTTCATGAACTCACATCGTTCAATCCACATGGTATAGTAGTTTCTCATTCTTCCATCAAACTCTACACTCAAATCATTGCACAAACGAATGGCATGGTCAAACTGCTGATTACGATAATACTCATGCATCTTTATGTGTTGGCTTTCTGCAAATCCCCAATTCGTATTCTTCATCATCCAATCCATCTCACTCAGGACGGTATAGATACGAATACCCACAGACTTACCCTTGACTGCTAGTTCATCGACCTTGAGATAGAAGAAGTCATCCTTGGTCTTGTCATAGGTGGACTCTCCTACCAGCAACAGACAACCATACTCCTTACACTTAGACTCGATACTAGCAGCAGTCGATACTGCATCACCTAGAACATCATACGAATGACGCTTGGTACTTCCCATCTCTCCAAGGTAACCAAGACCAGTATTAATACCGGCACCCATACCGACAGGAGGGCGACCTTCAGAAACAATTTTGTCATTAAACTTCTCCACTGCACTCAACATCTGTAGTCCAGTTTTCACTGCGCTCCTTGGATGGTCATCATCATCAATAGGTGCATTGTGTATGTGCATAGATGCGTCACCAATATACTTGATAACCATACCATCAGAGTCTAGAATAGGTTGCGTGATTGCATCCATATATCCATTCATGATTTCTGTAAGACCCTTAACATCATCACCAAAACTCTCACCCAAAGGTGTGAACCCACGAAGGTCAGAGAAGCAAATGCTGATCTCTTTCTTCATACCATCTTTGATGAGTGCCGGGTTTTCCTGTAGAAGACGAACCACGGTAGGCGAAGCATATCCTGCGAACTGTTTCTTGATTTCCATCTTCTCTTTATATTCTTCCATGAACCGTAGGAAAGCAGCGATGGCCCACACCACAAACATGGTGAGAACAGGATAGGACCAATCTACTAGATAACTGTGTTCTGTGAATAGGTAGGATGACCCATAGAATGTACCGACAAGAAATATGGGTAGTAAGACTGCACCAAAATACCATGCCATTGACAAAACCACCAGTGTTAGGATAAGAGCTCCAACACCACTAACTGCAAGTTCTGCTAGGTCTGTCCAGAATGGTCTGGTGATATTGCGACCTGTCATCATAGTTGCCAGTGATGCAGCAATGAGGTCATGGGATTGTATAGTGCCGACAGGTGTAGATACGTTACTCTCTAGTCCTGATGCAGTCATACTCAATATCACAATCTTACCACTGAGATCAGGCAACTTCTCATGCAATGCGTACACGGGTGTCTTCCACTTGAAGTCCAACCAGATATTGCCGTTGGCGTCTGTGTCGATCATCTTATACTTCGGTATGCGTAGTTTCTCCACACCAGCAATACCTGTCTTCATCTGAAAAGACACATCACCAGCAGCTATGCGTAGAATCTCCATACTGATAGATGGAAACAATTTACCATCTGATGCAATGACCAGAGGCATACGACGAGTCACACCATCTTTCTCTGGAGAGATTACCATCATACCAACCGCATTGGCACTCTCTGCAATTTCTGGAATAGGACCAACCACGCCGGGATATCTATACACCCACGGTTGCCAATCTTCTCCAACAGTTGCAACACCACGAACCACACCAGTGTTACTCTTGTCGTTGCTGGGTATCTGTCCTATAACTGTAGGAGTCTTTTTGAGTATTCTGGCAAGTGCATCATCTTTACCAAATCTGTCTGGGTCTGCAAATAGAATAGGGACAACCACGATAGAGGCACCAGCCTGATAGAGTTCTATAATTTTGTTTGCAACCTTGTTTCTGTCCCAAGGCCACTGACCCAATGTTCTGATTGTCTGATTGTTAATCTCTACCGTCGCTAGGTTAGAGAGAGTCATTGACTCCTGATTGCGTTGGTGTTGGTCCAGTGCTTTGAGACGCACCATGTCTAGGAACCACGGGTCTGCAAAACGCAATCCACACAATATTAAAATAACAAATAATGATATAATCCACTTTTTCATTTCAATTCCCTTGTGTAACGCTTACACTGCATCCCCCCACTGTCGCACAACTTTGCGATAGACTATACGATTGTGCTGTGCCGCCCTGTTGTTTTAGGTCTAGAGTTGTTGAGTAAGACCCCGAAACTGTTACTGTAGCACTGTGTGCAGCATTACCAGTTTGTACCATATCAATATTATTAGTATCGTTATTCACAGTCAAGTTCATTGTTTTACTCACGTTACTATCTTGTCGCATGTAAATATCGTTACTATCTCCGTATATATAGGTCACCATGCTATGTTCATGTCCAGAGTTATTTGACCTTTGACTTCCTAAAAATGTATTGCTTGACCCGTGGATATCAAGTATTATAGAATGACCACCATGTTCTACTGTATCAGACGAAGCAACACCGCCAGTTGTCACGGTATATCCCTGATAAAATTTAACATCATTACTATCGCCCTGTATGTGAAATTCAAACCTGTCTCCACCACAGGTTGATTGATTGCATAATTGTTTTACCAATAGAGAATTACTGTCGCCGTCGAGGTCACCACCCCATGATGCACCAGAGCCCCAAGCAGAAGTATATCCAACGTAACCGTCCTTACCCTCTTGTGTTATGTTGATGGTATTGTTTCCACCGCCATGACTCATATTAATTTCATTATCATTTCCATCTACATCCACAGTGATACTATTCGAATTACCAGTGGTAACTTGATTGATTATAACTGAATTGCCTGCAAAAGCAATGTTAGTCAGACTGAGTAATAGTAATGATATTAGAAGCGTCTTCATCTCTTGTTGTTATCTCCGGCACGGGTGTACCCTGTGTAATGTTGATTGTATATCCATAGTCGTTTATCAAGTCTAGTTCTATTGTATTGTTTCCTACCCTTCGTATGATTCGTGTGCTGTTTCCGTCTACCAGTGTATTGACTTGTGTTGACTTATTGAATCCACTTGTCCTACCATCTATCAACTCTGACTGAGCCAAAGCAAGAGCAATCTGGTCAAGGATGTTACCTAGTAACTCCACATCCAAATCGTTAATGTCCAACTCGTTAAACTCAAACAGGTCTTCCTCTAGCTCATTCTTATCTAACGCAGCAAACTCAAGAAAATCAATATCAAGTAAATTCTTGTTTGCCTTTGAGTCACTAAGCAATTTGATAAGTTTCTTCTTTGGTGGTTTGATAATCAATAAGTTGTTAATCTGGTCTAGTGTCAAATCTAGTATCACTGGTTTGGATGGTTTTGCTTCTCCTGTACCAACCACAGTTGACTGAAATGCTTGATTCATTATAACCTGTCCTACATCAGTCTCCACCGATATCTTACCCACTGTCCCGTCTTTATTAGGTAACAGAATAATTAAAGACTTACCAACCTCATCCACCGTCATACTGAACGCCGTTCCCAACACACCAATTCTTGCTGTTGGTGTCCGAATGTCCACGTTCTGATTATTCAGCTTCGCAATATTACCACTCGCATAACGCACCGTGCCAAGTGCAATATTCATAACCAACTTCGACCCCTTTCTAGAGTTGGGGTCATAGATAAACTCATCGATAACCAAGGCACTGTGGGCACTCACTGCTACGTTGGTGTCATCAACAAACTTGATACCAACATCGCCTTTACCAGTTTTCACCGTGTCCTTGAACTCGATATCAGAACCCTTTTGCAAAACAGAGTTTTCACCTGACCGTTCTACAGAAGCATTCCCTTTGTGTTTCACCACATTTCCAATAGCACCATAAGCACTGGTACTAAAGAGAATGATACTAATCGTCCATAGTAATCGTAACACTGTGATTTGACCCCACTGTTGTCACATCTACAGCTCCATCATAGGCACCACCCTGTGTAATTGAAAATGTGCTAGATGAACCAGTGTGATGAAGAGTTGTGTCTTGATCAGCAGCACCAGTGTGTGTTGATGTAATCGTATTACTCCCACCGATAGCTGTGATGTTCGTCACCTTCTTGTCACCAACACCCATTGTAGCGGTGCTGTTTTCATTTACTGTAATAGTATTGCTATCGCCTGTCGCAATGATATCAATATCAGCATCATCGGTTGCAGCATTATTACCCACGTTCACTGTTGTTGTATTTGAACTACCAGTGATTGTTTGAATAATACTATTGTCATCAGATGCAGAGTTAGCACCAACAGATACGTTAGACGTATTACTATTACCTGTCTGATTTATTGTCAATGTCTGTGTTGCACCGACAACAGATGCAGCAATGGTGTTAGTGTTACCAACCTGATCAATGTCTAACGTCTGGCTGTCACCTGTTAGGGTAACATCAGTTGTATCATCACCGAACTTATTGGTCTGTCCATCTTGATTGATGTTTGCAGTCAGGCTCGCACCAGACTGTGTTATGTATACGTCGCTCGCATAACTCACACTACACATAACAAAGTAAGCGAGTATTGTAAGTATGCCGGTTCTCATTTTCCTTTCTCCTTTTTAAATTTCCATAATTCTTTTTGTTCACCTTCCTTGATAATTTCAATAACTGCTTGTTCGATTGCCTTCCTCACTGCATAGGTTGTAGACTCATTATCCGTTATCCCAGCCTCTGTCTCCAGCAATTTAGTTCCCATATCTAAAAACCTAAACACTGTGGCAGATAACTTTGTACTCAGAATAGTTTTTTGAGAACTTACTGCCAAAAGTACTTCACCTGTCTGTACAGATATTAATCGTAAAGCCACTGTTACCATGTCCTTACGATATTCATCAGATACACCAATACCCAGATATCTTACCCCCATACCACCTGTACTTGTATTGGTGTCATACCCAACTATGCCCCCTGTCAGCAATACTCCCGCAAACAATAGGGGTTTAATCTTTTCTGCCGTATCTCCGTCATAGTTCTTTCTTGTGTTTCGTATAATCTGTCTTTCTTTTAACAGATTTTCCAGTTCCATTCTTTCTATGACTTGAAACCACTCGCCCTTACCTGCTTTCTTTAGGGCTTGGATTAACCATATATCTCCACCTTGTGTCACTGCACTACTTAGTAATGCAAGTGATGAGCTGGATTTTCTTTGTCCTGTTACGTCATTGAACTTATACACTGCCACCGGCACCTTACGTTCAGGTGGTGTTATGTTGTATAGTTCATCTACTAACGGCACCGTACTAGGTACAGGAGCATCCTGTGGTTGGATGCTCGCACAACTAGAAAGTAAAGTCGCCAACAGGAACAGTGATAACAGTCGTACTACCATTTGCATCCACAATCGTTAAATCTACGGTTTCGCTACTTTTAACATAACTAATTGTTGTACCCTCAAACGTAACTGTGCCGGAAGTTGAAGCATCTTCTCCAAACATACTATCTACTAGTTGTTTTGAAAGTTGTGCATATATTCTTGATTCTACATTCTTCATAAATTTAGAAAGGTTTGTATTTGCAGCATCTCGTATTGCTTGACGTTCAGCAGCTTCTTTCTTTTCTTTAATTGCTTGCGACCTTGAAAACTCTTGGTTCTCAATGGTCAAAACATGTGCGCTGTATCCCTGACCACTAAATGCGGGTGACTTCCATGTGTGAGTAAGTTCCCCAGCATGTGAAGGTGAGAGGAATGCACATCCGAAAGCAAAGAGCGCACCGACAAATGCCCCTATCAAGAATGATTTGAGCATATCACTATCGTGCCAGATTGCCTGATTTTTAAAGAATACATCAGAAGCATGATGACCTGTTTTTAGACTGAAAAAGTTCCTACTCATCCTTCTTCTCCTTTTCTATGTCACGAAGTTCCAGAATCGTATTGATTTTCTGGTCCATTCTTATCATGTCATTATCAAGCATCCTTACTCTGTCAATTAGAGATATAGTTGTCATCGTAGCTTTGTCGAGTGCGGGTAAAATTTGTTGAGTCACATACTTCCATATAAAAAATATAAAATAACCCATACCAACAGCCATGACAACAGTTATACCTTCGTCTTGAACCGCTTTAATAATATCTTCCACACAACTAATCCTTTCTGGCATCCTCCTTGCCATCGGCCGCAGACATCCTACGGACATCTGGTTTCACACCCAATACATGGCATACCAAAGAATCTAATCGCACAATTTCATTATTAAGAGTTTTGACACGGTTATCCAGCGCCGAAACCAACATATTCAAATTTGACGCCGCATCCACAACAGAAGCGAGAATATATTTTAGGAGAATAACAATAAAAACACCACCACCTAGTACAGCAGTGATGGTAAAACCTAACTCAGCAATAACACCAAAGATTTCCATACGGTATTCTCCTATGGATATTTAGGTTATTCGATTCGTTTAGGACGATTTTTCGTGTAATTTAACGAAATATTCAGCATCAACCACTACAAGAGGTTTTTGGTTGTTGCGTTTAATGAACACTACGGGTTCATAATCACCAGAGTTTGACTCTGCTTGTTCGTATGATTTCCACACATTAAGGGATTCTTGGTTCTTACACTCAATAGAATACGGAAACTTCTCTCTCGCAGCACGGGCCATGATAAGGTCTTCACCCCCTGCACCCATACTGCGAGACTCTACATCCTCTGGATGTACGTCAAGTTGTTCAATCAGCTGATCACGAACCCACTGTTGGAATCTGCGACCTTTTGCCTTTGCTGAACTCGTTTTCACCAATGTCTCCAAGCGTTTGCAATAATAGCAAAACATGTACATATATGTAGTAGAACCCAGACAGTCCTGATTATTGCAACCCTGTCTGCTTTTTTATCTTCATCAAATGCTTTAGACCCAATTGCCTTACACCAATATTTCCACATGTTCATGGTGTAACCGTAATGTCTTTAACTCTATATGGTTGATTAAGAATCCAATCAATCACGCCCACACAAATATAAAAATTACTCACACTCTCTCCAATGCGAACCTTCAACATCAAAAATAAGATTTGTTTTACTTATGTCACCGTGATTATAAGATGAGTGAACATGGGGAAGTTTATTAGCAAACCACCACAGATCACCCGCTTTAAAATGCTCAGTTTCTTCATCAACTGTAAACATAAACTCGCCAGAAGTTACAAGAGAAAATCTATCTTTTTTATAATACATGTTTGTCAAAACATCTTCCGGTGAAAGTCTCGCACCATCAGAGTGTTTTCCTACTCCTTTTTTTGGTAGCGTGTGGTAATACATTGCTCTTGCTAATTTACCCCCAAATAGTTTTTTAAATAAAAGAAGAAATTTGTGTGTTTGTGGATAATAAAAATAATTTTCAGTTGGCCAAAAATCAGGAAGAAACATATCTTTCATATCTTCTGGCAAACTACCGCTATATCTTTTAAATGGTTCCCAAATAGCCTGTTCATGATTTATAATAATTTGTCCATCTGTATTTTTCCACGTTATAGGGTTATGGGCCCCTAAAGATTTTTCCCACAGATTCATGTCAATTTCATCAAATATCGGTGCGACATCAATACCACTTAATAATTTTTTCATCAACATAATTAATCCTCATACTCTTCTACTTCATCTTCAAGTTCTTCTGCAAGTTCATCTCCACAGAATACACAAAACTTTACAGAATAGTAGTGTTCATCCATAGCGTGTTTTATACGAAACTCTGCATCACATTCTTCACATACTATAAGTTTCAAGCCACTGCCTCATATGCGTCATCCCAGTTACCTGATAATCCTGCCACCTCATACTCTGTGACACGGTTCTCAAAGAAGTTAGTGTGGTCTGCACCATTCAGCACCCATTCTAACCAAGGCAGAGGATTTTCCTTCACCTTGAAATTGGTTTTCAAACCCAACTGCAACAAACGTCTGTCTGTTATATACCTTATATATGATTTTACTTCAGACGCATCTAGACCTTCAATCTCACCCATCTTATAAGCAAGGTCAACGAACTTGTCTTCCAACTTAACTGCAAGTCGAGCCATTGTATAAATGTCTCCCTTGAATTCATCGTCAACTACCTTGGGGTGTTCGACACAGAACTGACGAAACACTTTTGCGTTTCCTTCGACATGCATAGACTCATCACGGATTGACCACTCGACAACCTTACCCATACCCTTCATCTTACCGAACCGTTGAAAGTTAAGAAGCATAACAAATGATGCAAACAGTGCAACACCCTCGTTGAACACAGACTTTGCAAGTGCAAGTCCTAGCCCCTTCATGGTGTTGTTGTCTGACTCCTGCATGAACTCAATCTTGTTGACCATCTCTTTGTACTCAAGAAATGCATGATACTCACTGTCTGGCAATCCAAGCGTCTCGTTCAACAATGCATACGCCCGTTGATGAATACCTTCACGGGCAGCAAACGATCCAAGCATGTTACGCACTTCGTTGTTCTTAAACTTAGGAATGAACTGATCATAATAGTTCTGACCCACAGCCACATCGGACTGTGTGAATAGACGTAGAATGTTGGTGACGTAATCTTTCTCAACCTGAGTGACCTTACCAGACTTCCAATCAGATACGTCCTCTGACAAATCAAGTTCGTCTTCAATCCAATGTGCCTTCTCATGGCGTGTGGTAATCTCTACTGCCCAAGGGTAGTGAAATGGTTTATAGGTCTGACTAAACTGCAACAATCCACCACCGCTTCTTTTCTTCAATAGTTCATCACTCATTTTCATCAGGTCATCATACCCACCGATACGTTTGTCATCAATGAATATTTGAGGAACAGAATTTACCCTACGGGAGTTTGTCTCACCTACCACTTCGGTAGCACCGTTGATTGTCTGATAGAACGCAAGACGTTCTTCTTCATTATCAATCAACTCCTCTTCATACTCAAATGCATGTTCCTTCAACCAACTCTTAGTCATCGTACAAAATGGACAATCTGTTTTTGTTACTACTCTTATCCCTGACATGCCACACACTCCTCTTGACTCATAGCCTGAGTCTCATAATCTTTCAGTGCTTCACGCACCACTTTAGTTGACACATTCTCTGCTTTGTTTGAAGTTTCTGTGCGTAGGTAATACAACCCCTTGCAACCCTCTTTCCAAGCATTGTAGTGTACTTTATGTAGGTCTGTCTTCGATGCGCCTGATGGAAAGAATATATTTAGAGACTGACCCTGACATAGATACTTTTGACGATCTGCGGCTTGAGTTACGATTGCGTTCTGGTTAATTTCAATAGCAGTCCTAAATATACTCTTTACCTCTGGTGACAGAAAACTTAGATGTTGAACAGAACCACCATTGGTGATGATTGAACTCCAAGTTGTCGCATCATTCTTATTTACCTTCATCAATTCCGCTTCAAGATACTTGTCCTTGACCAGATGTGAACCAGCACGGGTTCTATGCGTGTATGCATTTGCCTTACTAGGTTCAATAGATGGTGATGTACCACAGATAATAGAACTGTTAGCATTAGGTGCAATGGCCAATAGATGGGAATTGCGACGACCTGTGCCTTCCATGTCTGGACACTCACCCCTTTCTGTTGCTAGTTTTAATGTCTCTGCAACTGCCTCTGATTTGATATGTTCAAAGATTTGAATGTTCTTAACCGCAGCAGTATCGGACTCAAAAGGAATATGATTCTTGTGTAGATAGGAATGCCAACCCATTGCACCCAAACCAAGGGATCGTTCTTGTGAAGCAGAGAAACGAGCACGACTAATCTCATCACCAGCATTGTCAATGAAGAACTGAAGTACGTTGTCTAGGAATCGAATAAGGTCACGAATCATTGGTGTGTCCTTCCATTCGTCATACTTCTCCAGATTGACAGATGATAAGCAACACACAGCAGTGCGGTCATCATTGGTAGGTAGATGAATCTCATTACACAGGTTAGACCCGTTAATCTTTAATCCTTTGTCTTTCATGGTCTGTGGCAATGCACGATTAGCAGTGTCAATAAAGTTAAGGTATGGTTCGCCTGTGCGATAACGAATCTCTAGGATCGTCTCCCACAACTTCCTTGCTCGCATACTATCACGGGAATCTTGTTCGTTAGGGTCAACCAAGTCCCACATCTCATCTCGTTCTACAGCTCGCATGAATGCATCCGTGATATTCACCGCATGGTGCAGATTTAGGTTCTTACGATTGACATCTCCTGTAGGAATACGCATATTAAGGAACTCAATAATATCAGGGTGGGATACATCCATGTATGCAGCGTATGACCCCTTACGGGTCTTCCCCTGTCGATATGCGGTCATATCAGCGTCCACTGTATGAATGAATGGCATTGGGCCGGGGGCCTTATTTGACACTGCACGGACATCACTCCAATGTCCACCAACTCCACCACCCTTGACTGACAACCACCGCAACTCAGCAGAATGGTCAATCAGTCCTTCCAGTGTATCGGGGACATATGTAAGAAAGCAAGAGATAGGAAGAGCTCTTACCTTCTCACCCGGCATAGGAGCATTGGATAACACAGGTGACGCAAACATGAACCACCCATCACTTACATAATTGTAAATCCTCTGAGCAAGTTCCATGTCGTCATATGAATACGCAACCGCTGCTCTTGCATATGCCTGTTGTGGTGATACCTCATCCTTTGTCTGGTAGTAATCTGTAAGTAACTTCTTAGCTTGTTCTGATAGAGATTGATCTTTTGTTCTGTCTATTTTGATCCCAACGTATTCTTCTGTGGTTTCGAGGTATACAACTTCAGCGGTTGCGACTTCCATTTCTTGCTCCTATATCCTTCTCCACTCTGCGAACCTCAGTTTTGCTGATGCACCTGAGAAGGTATTGTTTGTTATGATTTCTTGTACTTCTTTCTTAGTATAACCAGCGATAATCATATCGTTGATATCCTTCTCCTTCATATGATCAGGCCACAGGCATACGCTTTTCCCCTGATCTATCGTCTTCTCTATCTGTTTGTTGATCTCCTTGTTTCTAGGTTCATTATCGTAGATAACCGTGAGGTCACCCTTTAT